GATGACAAGCCACTCAAACCTATCTGCCGCATCCAAAGTGTTCGGCAAGATCGCAACGGAGCAAAGCAACCCTGCCGCTGCCGCTTTGGCAATCCACTTGGCAATGGCCGCTTCCGAAGCTTACTGCGCAGAATTGGAGCAACGCCAAGCCGCTGCCGCTCAAACCGTGAAAACACTTCAAATCGAACAGACTCCTTCCGGCCAGTACCGTTACCGCATTGTCTCAACCGTTGACGACGAAATGCACGTTGACGTTGCTTGGCAATTCGGTAGCCGGAACAAGGCAGACACTATCTTGCAAGCGGAAGACCGTTTTCTTGGAAACGCAAAGTACGACATTGAAAGCTACTAATCCCATGCGCCGCAAAATCCTATCCTTCCTATTCGTTACCGTCGCCTACGCCGTCGCAGGTTACGCGTTTTTCTTCGTTTTCTTTAAATCCCAATTCTAATCCCATGACCAAAAACCTCCTATCCGTCGACACCAACGCCAAAACCGTCAAAGGCCAAAAACGCGGCTTCATGACCGGAATTCTCTATCTTGCGCCGGGAAAACTATCTGGCCTCATTAATGTCTGTCCCAATGCGTCCGTCGCTTGTGACAACCTTTGTTTATACTACGCCGGACGCGGCGCATTCAACAGCGTTCAGCAAGCGCGTACAGCAAAGACAATTTTCTACGTCAAAGACCGTGAGGCCTTCCTTTCCACGCTGAAAGAAAACGTCACGTCGGTCATCCGTAAGGCCAAGGCCAAGCGCATGACCCCGGTCATCCGTCTCAACGGTACGTCGGACATTGGATGGGAACGCTATACGGTCATTCAAGCATTCAAGAAAACCCGTTTCTACGATTACACCAAAAGCTTTCAACGCATGGTTTCCTTTTTAGATGGAAAACTCCCGTCAAACTACAGCCTCACATTCTCACGTTCGGAAACCAACGAAGCCCAATGTCTCGATGTTCTGGCCCGTGGCGGCAACGTGGCGGTAGTCTTTCGCGGCAAAGTACTGCCGACGCATTGGCAAGGTTTTCCGGTCATCAATGGTGACGAAAACGACCTTCGATTCCTTGACCCCCGTGGCGTGGTCGTCGGCCTTACGGCCAAGGGCAAAGCAAAATCCGACACAAGCGGTTTCGTCGTCGGTTGACGGTCCGCGTCAAACTATCGGAAACGGTAGTTTGCGGCGTGCCTTCAATCCACTCAATCCACTCAATCCAATGATCAACCGATACTCCGGCCAGTGCGTCCAATGTCACGAACAAGTCCCCGCAGGCCTTGGCACAGTCACCAAACGCAACCGCGCATGGCGCATAGACTGCAATGCATGCACCGGACGCATGGCGCAAAGCGCCGACATGGTCTGCGTCAAACTCTCATCCGGCTGGACAGGCACCCGCAATGCACGCGGACGCTGCGAAGACGCGCCGTGCTGCGGTTGCTGCTCTTTCTAAGTCTCAATCCACTCAATCAAACACGAATAAAACACCATGCAATCTATCCAAACAAAATACCTGTCAGCGACTGACTCCAAAGGTTCCCGCATTAAGGCAAAGTGCGCTCGCGGTTCAATCACCATTCCCTTCCCGCACGAATTGACAGGCGACGAAACCCACCGCGCCGCCGTTCTCGCGCTTGTAACTCGTTTTCTAGATGAAGATTCGGCCAAAGGCACGCCCCGCGAAACCAATTTTTGGAACCGCGCTTTTGTATCCGGCTCGCTCCCCGACGGCAGCATGGCGCATATCTTCACCACTTAATCTATCCCCGCGCATCCATGAATTATTACGTCATGCAAACCGCGCTTTCTAGCGGCTCAAAACCTCAGTTAGTCCAATGGTCAAAAACCGAATCGGACGCCGTCGCCTATGCGCGCCAGCAACTGGACCTTTGGCGTGAAGTAGGCGTTGCCAATCCCCCGCGCTACGAAGTCCACTACAGCGGCCTTCGCGGCTCCGCCCTCTGGTCTAGTCTGGACTGATAATCTATCCCCGCGCATCCAATGAATAAATCATCCTTCCTCTCTGAATACCGTAAATCCGTTTCCGCGCTCCCTTGGGCATCCAATTCCGACAAACTGGAACGGTTCCTAGAATCCTGCCGCGCAACGCTCGACGGCGCATCGACTTGGCAATACGACGGCGAACTATGCGTCAAAGCATGGCGCGCAATCGGCGGTAAAGGTAAGCCAACGCTCAAAGCTCTCCGCGCACTGGCCGAATGACCTATCCTCCGCGCCTTATTCGAAAGAGTAGGGCGAAAGGGTAGGCCACTCTATCCGCAACCAATCGAAAGTATGAATCCAATTAACGACACTTCCATTATCTGGGGTAATTCCAATACAGTAATCGCCATAGCCATGGCTTGCGGCTCAAAGCCGATTGTAACCCATTACAACGATGGGCAAAAGGTGACTTCTGTAGCGGTCAGTTTTGAAGGCGGATACGACGATTATAATGGATCGTGCGCGTGGGCCGAAGTACCGGGAGATTATCCCGGTAAACCAACGCGGTTTTCACCCCGTCCGGGAAAGTGGATGTCCGGAGTGCGCGTTTAATCAACTATCCCAATCTATCCGCAACCAATCCCGAATCATGAATCCAAAGCTAATCCCCATCCTTGAACGCATCATTGCTCGCGAGACGATCCTGCTATCGTTCCACGCGGACAACCTACCTCAGGCCGCGCTTGCCTATGTGCGCCAGCATTACCTCAACGACAATTTCCTTTGGCTCGCGCCTGACGAGCAGGACTTAATCGAGGAACTCCCTCCGTTCGCGGACAACCTATCCGAATCCATTCGCCCCGGCGGAGGTATCGGCAACCCCGATTCGTCCGTCTATCACCTATTCGACGACGGCTCTTTGTGGCTCAAAACCAACGCGTACAGCTCCGTCTGGACGGACGCGACAGACTTTGCCGTCGAGATTATCCTCCCGCGCATGGAATTATCCCGCATGGACGCGCAATTGCTCCGCGCCATCGAAATGGAAGATGCCGTCGAATCCGTTCGCGCCGACTTTTATTCATCCTTCGCCCATGTCCTTAACCGCGATTGTGGCATACCCTATTGCGACGCACGCGAACACTGGAACGCCTATTCGCGCCAGTTGGGCGACGGCGCACGCGAAGAAGCAGAGCTTGGCGGTTCCGAATCAGGCCGCAAGGAAGGTCTTCGTTTCGCAGAATCATTCACCGTCAAAGCCTGAACCAATGAAAACCCATACCCCCGGCCCTTGGCTTGTCCGATTCGACGAGGATCAATTCGACCCAACGCATTCGACTCTTAAGATCATCGATGGCCGTGAAGAATCGGTGAACCATACACACGGCGCGCTATCCCTCGCCTTCATCAACGTAAGCGCCTTCGCGCCTCACATGGACGAACCGCTTGCAAATGCCCACTTAATCGCCTCCGCGCCTGAATTGTTATCCGCGCTTGAAGCCGTGACGAAAGCCTATGTGGAACTGGTTCAGTCTGATTATCCGCCTTCGTGGAGTGCTGAGAAAGACAGTGAAGTCATCGCAGCACGTAAAGCCATCGCGAAAGCAAAAGGAAACGAGTGAAAACCAAACAGCCAACCTATCGCGAACTTTACCTGAGCGCCTATGCGGCCCACGCGCAAGAGGAGGGAAAATATCAGCGACTGCTTTACATCACGCGCAAGATTGCGAAAGCGATTCCCGCAGGGCATGAAGTCCTGAAAGATTGGGAAGATTGGGAAGAGCAAATCAAAGAAAACGAATAAAATTATGCCAAGAAATTACCTTAAAGACCCAAGCGACGGACCTTGGAAGCGTACCTTGGGCTTGTACACCGGATGGGAAATCATGGATTCCAATGGACATATCATCGCGCAAGTAATCGACAATACCCACGGCAAGCCAAACGCCCATTTAATCGCCTCCGCCCCCGATCTTCTCTCCGCGCTGGAACGTCTGGCGCATCCGATGGCCGACGATGACGATTTAGACTACGCTCGCGCCATCATCAGGAAGGCGAAAGGGCTTTGAGCCGCTCCGTTTATCCGGTAAATCGGGGGTGCGCGCATCCGTTCAACGCGTAAACGAGAATAAAATCATGCATCCATTGCTCTTATCCGCGCTTATCCAGATCGAATCCCACGGAAACGATCATGCCCGTGGCCGTCACGGCGAACTTGGCGCGCTCCAGATCAAACCGATCATGGTCCGCGACGTAAACCGCATCATGGGGACGCATTACGCGCACGCCCAAGTCACCAACCGCGCCGTCGCGACGTTCATCGCCCACGCATACCTTTCGCATTACGGACGCAATCTCAGCGACGAATCGCTCGCAAGGATCTGGCAGGGTGGGCCAACAGCCATAAGTCGTTCCTCCTCCCGCGCCTATGGTCGTCGTGTCATGCGAAAACTTTCCTCTCTCGAAATTAGTCAAACAACAGCAAAGAAATGAAACTAACCATCCAGTCCAAACAGAACGCCCAGACCATCGTGGACCTGTTCAACGCCATCCTAACCGGCGAGGAAGCCGAAAACGGCGCAACCCCGCTCTCAATTTACGACGACAACAAACATATCTGCTCGCTCATCGCGAAGGATGGCCATCAGATCCTTGAATTGATCATCGAGCGCGAGGACGGCGACGTGCTTTGCTCCAGTACACCTGATCTGGAGACGCTATGATAACTGGAACAAACGGACCGTATAACGCATACGAAATCTTAGAGTTTGTTGAAAAAAAATATAAGGACGAATCTTTGAAGGCGCGAAATATCCCGCTCGATGAGTTGGCCAAACAACTCGAACTGATGGCCGATGATTTTCAGAATCCTTTCATCGCATCCGCATCAACCCGTCTCGCGCACGTCGCCGCCGCGCTCACCTGCCTTCAGGACGCGCTTTTCTACGTCCGAATGTATCAGTGCGCGGATACGACTGGCGAGGGCGAGAAACGACGGCAACAACTCATCGATGATTCGGAAACAATCATCAGCGTCATCCGCGCCGGAGGGATGTATCCATGAGCCGCAACCTGTTCGCGAAGCCAGTCTACAAAGTCCAGCTATCCGGCGCGATTGGCTGGAGCGACATGAAGGAGAAGGTCGTCAGCTACCGCACGGTCGAATTCGCGTCGCGCAAGGATGCGGAGAAAGCGGCGCGTGAATTGAATCCCGGCGAGTACACGCAAGGGCGGATTCGGGTCGTCCCGGTCGAACTCAGCGAGGACTACGATATCTATCCGGTAGCAGAACGATCCAAGCCGTGAACCCGCCGTGCATCATCATCCCGTCAATCTTGTCGAATTCTGTGCCGGATATTGCGGCATTGGAATTGGACTCAAGTCGGCTGTCCCGCATCTACGCACTATCGCTTACGTCGAAAGGGAAGCATACGCCGTCGCAAATCTGGCTGCGAAAATTGAAGAGGGACGACTGGATGCAGCACCTATCTGGACGGACCTGCTCGCCTTCCCATACGCAAAATTTCGAGGACTGGTGGATATCGCGGCTGCGGGAATCCCCTGTCAGCCCCACAGCCACGCCGGACTCCGCAAAGGTGGAGCCGATGAAAGATTTCTCTTTAACGACTGGCTCATTGGACTCCAGCAAATGCGTCCGCGCTGCATCCTCATCGAAAACGTCGAAGGCTTGCTTACCAGTCTTATGCCAGACGGAACTCTTTGCATCCGATGGACGCTGGAGAGATTGGAGCGCATGGGCTACCGCGTTGCGAGCGGACTATTCAGCGCGGAAGAATGCGGCGCGCCACATATTAGGAAGCGGATCTGGATTCTGGCCTACGCCGACAGCGAACGAGGACAAGGATCAGAATGCTTCCTTCGCGACGCTTGCGCGACTGGACCGGGGGGGGCGTATCCTGCGACGGATAGCGACATTGACGATGCGTGGAAGTGGCCCAGTGGACCAAATGAACCTCAACGATGGTGGGAACCGGCGCGAACGCTTGAATCCAGCTTGGGTCGAAAGTCTGCTCGGTCTGCCGTTATCTTGGACCGCTTGCGACTCCTCGGAAACGGAGTCGTCCCCGCAACCGCCAATCTAGCATTCCGCACTCTCGCACGAAAAATCCTCGGATAACTTTTCGCCGGATAAAAAGTAGGCCAATAAACCTCATTCGCACCATGCCATTTCATCGATTCGATTCTAGCGCGGACACACGCGAAACCGTCCGTAGAGCCGCCAAACAGCTTACGAACGCTCTACGGGGCATTTCTGATCGATTGCGAGGCATTCTCGCTGACCCATATGACCGACAAAGCGACAAGAACACTTCACATATCCTTTTCCGAAACGGAAGCGGCACCGCCCCCAAAGGCGGAGCGCAAGCATTCCGTTTTCGGAATAAGCCTCTCCCCTTTTTTAGAAAGGGGAGGCTTATCTTTAGATGAGCTAGGTAGACCAAGGGTAACTTAGAAGGAGCCATTGGTAGATTTACGTTGACTAGACGACAAAAGAGACTTATCTATTTTCCACCATGAGTTACTTATCAAATGGCTCCACGCTTCGTTCGACGTTTCGAGAAATGCCGCCGAAGAGGCACAATCTAAACGCGGAAAAGTCCGAGTTGTTGGCCTACATTGTCGAGACGATTGGCGGTGGGTTGGTCGAGGCTAATCGAGCGTTCGGCTCGATGCGGAACGTCAAGAGTCAGGTCTTGGTTTTTGATCGAACCCATCGGGTCTGGCATGGATGCGATTGGAAGCCGTCCGATGAGGAGGCTCAGAAGGATCTTGAATCGCGCAAGTTCTCGGACCTGCGTCGCGAAATCGCCCAGATTTGGAAGGCTATCAACGCGCTTCGCAAGGGAAAGCAGCGCAAGAGAAAGCAGAAGGCCGATGAACCGGCGGCTGAAGATCAACCAACAGAACCAGACCGGCCATCACTGTCCGAGGAATTCGCCAAGTTGTTCCCTGAATTAGCCAATCAATAACCGATTGCTATGGAAACCGAAAAATCGTCCGTGTTGAAAGACCAGTTGGAAAAAGCCGCCACGATGTTCAAGCGAATATCTGAGAGCGTTGATAGGATTGAAAAAACCTTGAAGGACCATGAGCGCAAGATCGATGAAGCGTTAAAGCGTTCGTCCTACCAAGACGATGACGACGACAGCGCATGGGAAGGCTTTGGCCCGAAGCCAGAGAAAACGCCCATCAATCCGAACGCTGAGCAGCACACTCTGGAACTCCATCATGGCCCGTACACGATCTACCGCCATGATGGCGAGTCAGACAAGGAATGGCAGCGGCGCAAGGACCACCTGATGGATCAACGTATCACGTTCCTCAACGGCAGCGGCCAGAACGGAACGCCGGAGCAGGTGGCCTACCTTCAGAGGATCGAAGAACGCCTCGGTCGAAAAGTTTTTCAATATCCTCTTGCAACGACTTGAGACAACTGCGAGGCTACATCCGCAACAATGACCAATTTTCTGCAATCAGACTTAGAGCGCGAAGGGAACTCGCGACAGGGTGTTAGTGGATTTTCGCCCGTGACTGAACACCTGATTGCAACCCCTTTTCAGCGTTCGGGCATAGAGCGGAGCGAGAGGCTTCGACGGGTTTACGCATTGGTTTCCCAAGTTAACACCCGAACGCTGTCGATTTTTTACAAGTGAAAGTTTATACGGCCAAACAAACAGCAGCTATGCTCCAAATCTGCTGCGAAACGCTACGGCGGATCGTGCGCCATGACGGCGTCCAGCATAGGAGAATTGGCCGACGAATCTTGTTCACCGAGTCCGACATCGCCGCGATTCTGACGAGTCGAGCGACAACCGGAGCAGTGAACCCATACGCAAGAAAAACAAAGAAACAACAAGAGAATACAAATGAGCAGCAACCAATTAGCGACAACGCAACCGTCCAGTCCTGACTTCTACGACCGCATCGACAGTCCGATGGACGCGGTTAAGACGATGGGCGACTGGATCGCACATTCCGGCATGTTCGGATGCGTGAAACCTGAGCAAGGCTATGTCCTAGCTTTGGAATGCATCGCCAGCCGGATGACTCCGCTGAGCTGGAAAAGAGAGAACCACTTGATCAACGGAAACATCACCATGAAGAGCGAATCGATGCTCTCTGGCCTGATGACCGCCGGTTGGGACATCGACTGGATTCAGTTCGACTCAGTCGCCGCCATCGCCGACTTCTCGAAAGGCGTGAAGAAGGTCCGCGTCTCATTCACCGCAGAGGATGCGAAGATTGCCGGTCTAATCCCCGCGAAAGCTGGCAGTGGCTGGGCGAAATTCCCGGCAGAGATGCTGCGAGCGCGAGTCATCAGCAAGGCAACGCGAATGCTCGATCCGCGAATCACGCAAGGTCGTTACACGCCCGAGGAAGTAGCCGACTTCTCCTCTGCGCCGTCAACACCCACCATCACCGCTACGACGCGCCAGACGGTCAACGTGACGCCGGAACCAGCCTTCTCGCTCGTTGAGAAGTTAGAGCAGATTCTTGAGCCACATTCTGATATCGCCAATGCGTTCCTCGTCAGCAAGAACCTGATCAAGGAAGGCCAGAACTTCCGCGATGTATCCACGAAGGTGGCCAACATGATCCTCGCTGATGCGAGTGGTTTCATTACCAAAGCAACCGCGTTCGCTAACCCGCCCACCGAATGAGCATCCTCAACCAACACGTCAATCTCGACATGCCAGCGGAGAAGTATCACGCCGTTGATGCTCTCTCGAAGAGCATGATGTCGAAGATCCTCAAGTCCCCGGCTCATTACAAAGCCGCGCTGGAGGAGCATCAGGAGCCGAGCAAGGCCATGCAGATGGGTACGGCGATTCACACCGCTGTACTAGAGCCGCAACTGTACTCGCAAGTCGTCGCCGTTGTTCCGCCGGACATCGACGGACGTACGAAAGAAGGCAAAGCGTGGAAGGAACAGCACAAGTCGCGCATCCACCTGACGCACGCAGAGGACATCGACGTGCAAGGAGTGGCCAACAGTGTCCGTCGTCATCCGTTCTGGGACATCATTCATCTGCGGCATAGGATCGTGCCGCATAGGATCGAGGCGAGCGTGTTCGCTCAAGACGAGGAAACCGGCATCGCCCTTAAGGCGCGTCCCGATCTGTGGATCGAGGGTCATACGCTCGTTGACATCAAAACAACCGACGACGCATCGCCCGAGGCGTTCCTTCGAACCATCGCATCGTTCGGCTATCACATACAGGCCGCGCACTATCTGGAGATGACTGGAGCAGATAGCTTCATCTTTGTAGCGGTCGAGCGCAAAGCGCCATACGCCGTCGCAATCTATCGACTGGATGCCGAATGGCTTCAGGCTGGCGCGAATCTGCGACGCAAAGCAATCTCGACGCTGCACGAATGCCGCGCACTGGACAGTTGGCCAGCCTATCCAACCGCTACGCAAACCCTTTCATGCCCTAAGTGGGTTCTGAATAAATCCGAAAACTAACCACCGAATAAATTATGTTCACAGTAAACCGCAAGGATGCCGGAGGCCGATACATCGATGCCGAAGGCGATTACACCGTCACCGTAGCCAAGGTCGAGGAAACCTTAGACGCCAAAGGCCGCGAGGTCTGTAAGGTTACATTCAAGACTGAAGATGGCGCATCCATCACTGACCGCTTCATCAACCAGGAGAATGTCTGGTTTCGCGTCAATCAGCTTGTCGCAGCGACGAAGCACAATGTTCCTGATGGCACTGAGTACGACTTCCTTGGGGTCAAGGGCAGCTACGCGGCGTTCTTGAAGTCGATGACTGGCTTAGAGCTGCTCATCACCGCTCGCTCCGAGGAGTACATGGTCAACGGCGAGACGAAGAAGACGCTCCGCATCAAGAACATGCGCGAGGTTCCGATTGCCGAAGTCGATGGCGACGATCTTGATCCGAAGCCGTTCTAAAACGCATCACGGAGGGGAGCGCATTCCGGGATAACGCTCAATAAATTTTGTATCTATGAAACCAAAAGAAATTATGACCCCACTCCAGTCAGCTCAGGCGTACTTGCTGGACGTAGAACACGAATTGGCCGATGCCCACGACCGAATTCGATTGCTCGTTGCAGAGCGTAACACCGCACGGCTTCAAGCCGATCAAAGAGTCAGCCTCCGCGAAGAGTTCCGAGAATTGCTTGGAACAGACGAAATCGAGCAGGGAGTGGTTGTTGTGCGTGGGTTACAAGACCGCATCAAACTGCTGGAGGAGGCGGGGGATGCGATGGTTTCACACGCAAAAGCTCTAGGAATGGATGGAACAGGATTGGTGAAACGATGGTTCAAAGCCAAGGAGGCCAACCCGTGAGTGATACACCGAGGATGAACCTTGCGCTTCGTAAGGCACAGGAAGATTGCACTGAATCATATCTATTAACTGAAGGCCTGAAACTCGAACGCGAACTCAACGCAGCCAACGAGCGCATCAAGCGGCTGGAGGCAGTCACCAACGACCCTCACGCACTGTGGGCCAACTGGCTGCGTGGGAGCGTCACACTGCCGGTGGGCATCGGTGACGTAAGGGAGTATCAAGACCGCATCCAGCGGTTGGAGGAGGATCTAATGGACGCGAAGAACAAGCACGCCGCGCTAATTGCGGACGTTGTTCTATACGAGGACAGAGGGGAGCGCATCAAGCGGCTGGAGGAGGCTGGGGATGTGCTATGCGAAAACTCCAATCCATCGCGCTGGGACTCGACAGAAGCCGCTGCTCAAAAACTAACGGAGCAATCAAACTGGCTGAAAGCCAAGGAGGCCAAGCCGTGAGCGTAGAACAACGAATCTTGGACCTACCGGCTTTTGCCGATTACAACGACCGCCGCCAACTCCGCGCAATCGCTCTCGATGTCCGCAAGCTGGAGGATCGGGTGAAACAACTGGAGCAGGAGAACGACGCAATGCGAGCGGACTTGCTGCTATGGAACGAGAAGGAGGCCAAGCCGTGAAAGACAGCCCCGCATTCATATACGTCCACGCATTTAACGGCATCGTCCGCGTTGAGAGTATTGATACAGCCAAGCACATTGATGGGAATCCAGAATGGAAACACGTTGCGACAATAAACCCTCACGTTGTTCTTGAGAGCATTCTACGAGCTTCGATTAAAGAGAGGAATCAGATCATCAAACATCTACTGACATGAAACACCTGCACGAACTACCTGAAGACGACCGGCTGAGGAATGTGGCGCTCAAGGACATCGACGTCCGTATCCGCTGCCGTCACACCAAGATGACCCGCGATCCGCGTACTTGGAAGATCAAGGGCGATACCTACAACCGCCTCGGCGACAACTGGAAGATCAACTTCGATTTCATCCTGCAACCAACCCCATAACCGACACCGTTTACACCTCCGAATAGCTATGAGTACCCACATCAAAATCGAAAACCAAACCGAAGTCCCTGTTCTTGTTGCTCTTTTCGAGCAGCCCAAATGCAACGACCACCCGACACGCTCGGCGGTCCTCAAACCCGGCGAGAGCTGCGACTGGGGCAGTGGCTCCGTACCGCTCGGCAACTACCAGTGCTACGCTGTGATGAGCGGTGATGCGTCATCCCATGACGAGTGGGTCTGGCACTTCCCCGGCATCGCAGAGGTAGTAGCTCCGCTGGAACTAGGATTCAAATTGTGGCATGCAGGCGACATCGACTGGGCCAACGTCAAGGCTATGTCGAGCGACGATTTGAACGCTACGTTTGGATCTGCCTACACCTCCGCTAAGTCATCTACAAAATCATGGAACGGAATGTCTTCCTGCATATTCCATATTCGCGGCGGTCCTTCATGGGTCGAGGAAACCGAACAAGTGGGCATCTTTAGGCCGAAGACCATTGCATACAATGGCGTTCAATCGACTCCGATGAAGAGCGAGTAATTATGAAGAAACCAGCCAAATACACAGTTATCACCATCGACTCGGCGCTCCACGAAGAGGTTCGCAAACATTGCGACGAGAATGGTTTGAAGATCGGATTTTTCGCCAATCAAGCGTTAAAGAAGTTGCTGAACAAGAAGTGCGCCACGACGCAATCGAGCGCGCTTTCTACCGACAGTACAACGAACGAATGACGGCGAATCGCACCGTGTGGTGCGGACAAAACCCTTCGCTCGCTATGAAGCAGTGGGCGGAGGGGCAAATTTCCTAAAATTATGAATCTAAGAGAATACCAACAAAAAGCAGTAGAGTGGGCCAAAAATAGCTATGGGCTGATCGTCGCACCGGCAGGCAGTGGCAAGACATGGATTGCTGCATCGATCATCAAGCATTACCACGAATTTTATCCTGACATGTCGTTTGGATGGATGGCCCCAACACGCGAGACATGTCAGCAAGCGCGCACATCGTTGAGAGTCGCGGGAATTCCAGACAACATTGTAGACGTTCGTTGTCCGCATGAGTCAGTGGACTTCAGCAAGAAGAACCTTCTTATAGTGGACGAAGCGAAGCACAGTCCTGCCGCTGGATGGCGTCGCATCATCGAGTCCTGTAACGGTATACGTTATGGCTTTGACGCCACGCCGTGGAGTGACAACGAGGATCGTAATATTGTCATCAAGGAGCTGTTCAACCAACGAGTCTACGAGATAAACCGAAGCGACATTGGCGATTCATTGGCCGACGCTTACCTCGAAATCAGCCACGCCACGGATCTGAACCTCCAGCAGAAGATCGACGACAACATCGACCGGCTCTTCAACACTCGCGTCAAGTACATGCGGATCAGGGAGGATGAACTCAAACGGATGTGCGCTTGGGAATCGATTGTCGATATCGGCATCTGCCAGAACCGCGAGCGCAACAAATACGCCATCCAGTACGCGGTCGAACACCTCGACATGCAGACCCTCATCCTCATTCCGCGCATCACGCTGGGCGAGGACTACGAACACCAGATTCCGAATTCTCGGCTCGTCCATTCCAAGATTGGCAAGAAGGACCGGCGCGCTTACATGGAAGAATTCAAGGCTGGCAACCTGCGGACCATGATCGCCACATCATTGGCCGACGAAGGATTGGATCTGCCCAACGTCGAACTGCTCATCATGGTCAGCGGCGGTCGGTCGTCGCAGAAGACCATCCAGCGAGCGAGTCGGGCATTGCGGAAAACAGAAACCAAGAACTGCGCGACAATCGTAGATTTCTCTGACAAGTTCCACCCCATCGGAGCATTCCACGCTAAGAAGCGTATGACCTGCTACCGTGAACTAGGTTGTATTTTCCAATGAGTGTATCCACGACAGCAAACGAAACATCCACGCCCACCGAGAACGTAGTCTATCTGATCGGCGAACTGCGCGGTATCAGTCGGCAAACCGAAACCAAAACCGGCTCGCTCATGGTGCGCCGCGTTATATCAATCGCCCGTCACTGGACTGACAACGAGGGCCGCTTCCACGAAGACTTCGATGAGTTCGAGCTGTCCTCATGGGGACAAGTTGCAGAGAAGATCATCGAGATTCAGAACGGCGCTCTGGTGCGCGTAAAAGGCCGCGTAAAGGTCGAGAAGTGGAGCGAGGGGGGAGACACGAAATCAGCGGTTCGAATCGCTGCTGAGCAGGTGACTATCCTTTGTTACTAAAAATAATACTAAGCGAATGAAATCAAACCAAACAATCGTTGCGGTCGATCCGGGTGTGGGCGGCGGATTCGCCGTCAGCACTGCGGACGGAATACTCCTGTTTCCAATGCCTGAGTCGCTGCCAGACACGGCGCAATTACTGGCAGGATTCAAAGTCAGCGACTCCCATCTATGGGTCGAGAAAGTGCCAAAGTTCGTCAGTAAACTCACGTCGTCGGCCAGCATGGCGACGCTCCATGAAAACTACGGGATTGTGCAGGGGCTAGGCTACGCGCAAGGCTACGCACTCCACCGTGTTGAACCCAAGATTTGGCAAGAACCACTTGGACTCGGAGGACGTAAATCATGCGAAACCGGACCAGAATGGAAGCGAAAGCTAAAAAGCAAAGCTCAGGAACTGTATCCGAATCTGGACGTCACACTCAAAAACTGCGACGCCCTTTTGATCCTCCACTACGCGATGGGCGGTGGCCGGTGATACATAAAGCCAATCGTCCGCCCTCGCCCGAGGAGTTGAAGCAATTGCTCATCATGGCGTTCGGAATGGGGATGGTCGTCGCCAGCGCCTACTTCCTTCTCTTCGTCGTCAAATGAGCGAGAATATCAAACCCATGTCCGAAGAAACGGACGTGGAGACATTGCGAGCGGCCATCGCGGAATACCAATGGTTGGCTGGCGTACTTTTCAAATCTCTCGGGTGCGGATGCAACGGAACTCAAGACCTTTGCTGGAACTGCACCCAAGCCGAGCGACACTACAAACACACAATCGAGACATACAAATGATCAGCGCAAACAAAATGCCCATTATGCGGATAGCAGAAGCAGATGAATCACCCGAAAAGATTCACTTCGCTTACATCGACCAGAAGTACAAGGAGTGGCTGATCCGACGCGGATTCGTCAACGAACTTGGTCAGGAACCCGGGATGAGAAAAGCAGGCGGATGGCGCGGAAAGACGGTTAAAAAAGGTTAATTATGATGGAAACTCAAATCACTAGAGAACAGTTATTGAAGGAAGCGCCAGCACTCATCGACCATGCGATTCTTCGAGGTTGGATGACTAAGCCCAAGCCAAAGGCGCAAATTGTTGACGGCGTTTGGCATGCGGCTGGTACAGGACATCTCGATAACGCCTCAGAAGATGAAATTCAAAAACTCAGGAAACAGTACGGTGCAGGTTGAAGTCATTTCCGACGATGTAGAGATACGAATCGGGGAAATGAAATGGGTGGGGATAGCCTACACCCGTGACGGAAAACCCAAGGTGTACGTTCGAACGAAAGCCGAATTCAAGGCCAAGTTCACCCCGGTCATTGAACAAGCACCCTAAACTCTACATCGCAGCACAAGAGCAGCTCTTTGCGAAGTTTCAGTCTCGCTCCATACCAATCCAACACTGGAGCAAGTACCTGATGACTCCCAAAGAGCTGTCTCTCCTTTTCGCAAAATTCGAAGAATCAAAGTCGGTTCTCCAGCAAATCGCCTCGAATGATCTGGGCGAAAGTGGGGACATAGCGCGTAAACAACTTGGAATCCAATGAATCAATCAAATATCGACCGCGCCAGAGCATGGCTTCGTAACACCCCCGGTGCCGTCAGCGGACAGGGCGGTCATAACGCAACCTTCGCAGTAGCTACCGCTCTGGTGCATGGATTCGAGCTGTCGCGAGGATCGGCTGAAGCACTGCTATCCGAGTACAACGAGAAATGCTCTCCACCGTGGAATGCCTATGAATTGGCCCACAAGGTGAATCAGGCAATGACCGTGACGCACGACAAGCCGCGTGGCTGGCTCTTATCCGCTCAATCGGGCATTGGGCAGGGCGGCAATCCAATCTCGCCCACCGGCAAGTTCGTCGTTCGCACGATCCAAGCGATGCCGGAACCTCCGTCGCCGTTTACGACAATCGACTTTTTAAAAGCCTGCTTCGAATCGGACGAAGTTGTCTGCATCTGCAACGACATCATTTTCGACGAAGAGGGTCGAGGTAGGCCAGCCTCCAAAGGTACGTTCCTTAAGCGCGACGAATGGATTAAGAACCATTTCACGCCGCCCATCAGCGCCATGTGGAATGGCAGCGATAGCAAGGGTGCATACGTCCGCATCAATCCATGCTTCGATGAGAGCGGATCAGACTCTGGCGTGGCATCTTTCCGCCATGTCTTAGTCGAGATGGACGAGAAGACGAAGGACGAGCAATGGACAGCGCTGAAGGAGTCGAAGCTCCCGCTATCGGTCGTCATAGATTCCGGCGGCAAGAGTCTGCATGGCTGGGTGCGCGTTGAAGCGGCCAATAGAGAGGAGTGGAACGAGCGCCGCGACGTCGTCTATCGCTACCTCGAAAGCATCGGCATCGATCCGAAGAATAAGAACGCGAGCCGGTTCAGCCGTCTGGCCGGTGTAATGCGCGATGGCAAGGAGCAGAAGCTCTTGGCTGTTAACGTGGGCGCAGTGAACTGGGAAGCGTTCAAGGACGACATGGACGCGCAGGACATGCCGATGGAGTTCTCGATAGATGCCATCATCGAGTACGATCCGCAGAATGATCCTGACAATTTGATCGGAGATAGGTGGGTTCGGCGCGGATCGTCGCTTCTCTTTGTGGGGCAAAGTGGATGCGGCAAAAGCTCGATGGCCGCGTATCAGGGTCTGAAGTGGGCGTCCGGCGAAGCTTGGTTCGGTGTTAAACCGGTCCGGGCGCTAAAAGTAGCTTACATTCAGGCGGAAAACGACATTGCCGATCAGCATGATGCGCTCAAGGGCGCTGCTCAGATGACCTTTGGCAAGGAGAACTGGGAGCGAGGTCTTCGGAGTGCGAACATGTTATTCTTCCGCGAGACGGTGAGAACGGGTTCTGACTTCGCGACGATGCTGCGCCGCCTTGTTCGCAAGACTAAGGTCGATGTGGTTTACATCGATCCTCTGCTCTCCTACATGGGCGGCAATCCATCGGATATCGAGGTCTGCGCGAACTTTACGCGACACTTGCTCCAGCCGATTATGATGGAGACAGGCGTAGTCCTGATTCTCGTTCATCACTTTCCAAAGCCCAAAGGTCGAGACGACAAACCGGAGAGCGTGGCAGAGATGGCCTACTCAGGATTCGGATCGTCGGATCTAACGAACTGGGCCAGAGAGGTGATTGTGATGAAGGAAGTTGGTTTCAATCAACCTCGACAATTTATGCTCGGAATGGCGAAGCGAGCGGATCGTTCCGGCATGACGGACAAGGAAGGAAAAGTCACCGGATCGATTATGATCCAGCGTGGTACGGGCGGCGACATCTCATGGAACTACGCAGACCCACAGAAGTTCGTCGTCGATAAGGAGTCGGCCAAGAAGCCGTACGTCAAGGGACGCTATCCTAAGCGTTAGCATTCTCACGCTCGGCACGGCGACGACCTTTCGCAGCGAGCGATTGGAACTTCGCCTTGCCGAGCTTCTTACGACCAATGTAGGCCGCAAGAGCCTTCGGGTCTTTGACGCCCTTGCTCTCAAGACTGCTAACGAGTTTCTCGTAACGTCCGCCACCGCCAAGTTTCATCTTGTCCATAAATTCAAATAGGGTTTGAGGTTAAAACCGACAGAACAATCGCCAGAATCCAAGCGGCGCAGCTCCAAAATTTAGGCGTCGTCTTGTCCTTAGCCTCCGCACAGTTCATCCGCGCACGGAAATTCTTTCGACGCTCAGGATTCGACTTCTTGATCGTCATATCAGGATCGCCGAAGCGAACGATGACGACCTTGTTCGCCGGATTCTTAACGTACACCGCGCTCTTCTTCCGCTCACCCGGCGTGTAGAAAGGCTTGTTCAGTGTCACCTTCTTGCCCTGATAGGTATTACCTTTCTTGGAGAGGGAGGTTTTCATTGGGGAAAAATATTATCTTCCAAAAAAGTTTGAAACAGATTTAGAAACATTGTCAAAAGTTTGACGCGCAGAACTTAAAACAGGTTCCGCTTCCTCTTTGTTAAGCATCACTCGATCTGTCTCCATCTTCAAAATACGCGGCCACATGCGCTCAATCTTGTCTATCTGGCCTTTTGTGGCCGCATCCAAAGGCTTTGAAACAATGTCCAAGTATTCTGGTGTTTTAAGAATTCTGCCAACCGCAGCGTCAACAGCTTCTTTCATCCCTTCCTTAACCTTGCCGTATGCAGCATATCCTCCAAGTCCAACGCCAAGTCCAACTTCCCCGTAAAGCCTATACCCAAGTGCGCCGACAAGCGTTGGGGCAACAATCTTTGTGAAAATACTTGGCTTTCCAAGCCCTGACACTCGCTCCAACTGGTTTGCAACCGTGTTGATTCGATTAACTCCATCTTCCCCGAGCAATCTTTGAGTTGCTTCGTAATACTTGCCCGGAGCATCACTATTTCCAACAAGAGACGAAATCTTCTTAGTGTCGATCTTTGTGCCGTTAAAAGACTCAGAAACAATCCTTCCGATCAGCATGTTCTGCGCGTCGTTTATCAGGTCTGGGCGCTCTTTCCCAACGACCTCCATAAATCGACGGACACGATAATCGGATGAAATTTCAGCACCTTTTCCCGGTGCCAAGAAATCTATTAGATTTGACGGATTGAAACTCTCAAGCTGACCACCCGGTTGCATTGATTTTTTAACAACTCCGTAGAACCTGTCTTTTGCAGCACTCGTCACCTCGATAGCTCGTTCAAGAGCTTTGTAAAGCGGAAGACCACCCTCCGTTGAAAGCTCACGAACAACCTCATCCAACTTAAACGAATCAAGAGCGTCACTTTTTGAGGCTCCAGCCTTGTTCACTTCCGCTCTAATTTTACCAAGAGACTTTATGATTTCATTTTCTCTCTCAGTAACATTCGAAGCCTTTAGTACAGCAATCTTAGATGTAACTTTGTCAAACTGAGAATTTACGGCATTAAGTTTTTCCTGTGCGCCTTTAATCCCATCATCAACTTGCTTTGTCAGACCATTAATCTGCGATGACAAGTTTTTAGACTCGCCTTCAAGCACTGCTCTTTGATCAATTAACGAGCCGTACTTTGATGCAACATCATTGATTTCAGAAAGGTCTGGAAACAAATCGTTGATGACTTCTTTTTGAATTCCAGTTGCAAACCCGCCTTTTCCTTTTGTGAGTCCTTTCAGAAAATCGTTTGGATTTTCACCTTTGATTTGCGTGTAAACAAATTCCCTAAGACTTGGCTCAATTTCTCCATACCTGTTTCCAAGCATGTTCTTTAGCAGCTTGAGGTTTTGCGCTCCGTTTGCGCCTGAGATTGTTGAAACTATCCCCGGCATACCTCCAGCTTCTCCAGCCTCTCGAAGCACCTTGTCTGCAAAGAACCCTTTGAACCTAGAGATTCCTGTGCTGTAAAACTTGTTTTCAGCTTCGAGCAAACCCTTAAGACCGGGGTCGTTCAACAATGCTTTGTCAAGCTGTTCGTTAATTTTATCGAGTTCTTCAAATACAGAATAGTCAGCTTTTTGAACCTGCTTATTGAAATCAATTTCTTTAAGAATTTCGCTTCTTTCTTTTCTTAATTGATTTGCAGTCTTTACAATCTTTTTTCCATCAGGTCCAATTTCAGTCGAAGTTATTTTTACCTTGTCTAGTCGAGGCTCTAGTTTTCCATAACCTTTATTGCTTTCATCTTTAAAAAGCTGAAGCTCTTCACGTCCAATTTCCTGAACACGTTGGCCAAGTTCTTCTTTTGATATTCCAGAGGCAGGACCGTATCCACGCACAGCTCCAGCTTGGATATCTTGAATCTGCTGGTTGATTACAGAAATCTCATCTTCTATCCGTTTTCTTTCAATTGATTCATCTGGAAGCAATTTCTTCTTAGCTTCAAGATCGTTGATCTGGTTGATCAAAGGCTGAGAGTCGGTTGCGTACCTTCCTTCAAAACCTCTAACAAGATCAGTCAACCTCTTGTTTCTGGAAGCATATTTCTGATCTATTATATTTGTTACATCTGTGACTAGCTTTTCAGATTTTGTAACAAACTGATCAACAGCGTCTCCTGCAATTTTGTCCGCATTTTGAACGTAATTGCCAAGTTGAGTTTTAATTGAGTCTGATATTTCGGATCTGGACAAACCAGACGATGATCCTTGGCCAAACGAATCTGAGACTATTTTCGCAATATTGTTCCTGAACTCATCAGGTTTAAGTCCAGAGTTAGGGGAGTACAGCGTTCTTGCAATGTCGTCTGCAAATTGAGATGACAATCCGCCAGCACCTCGACGTTCAAGTTCTTTTTGAATTTCAGTTCCACGATCCTTGATGAATTGCTGCGTAAACGGACGCTCAAACTCAGCGGCAATCAGCCTTGGATTTACGCTCCTTGCTCGAACCACTGCTCCGATAGCTCCCGGAACCGTTTCGCCAGCCATGCTTAGAAATCCACCAAGTCCGGTGCGAAAAAGAATATCTTCGTAATTCGCACTTTCATCATCAAGAGATTCCAACCCAGCCTGAGCTGCGGATGTTAAAGTTCCTGACCCAACTCCAAGTGCAACCTGCTTCAACTTGCTGGCTTTTTGGCCAATGTTGAATCCGGGTACAGCGGCTGCTGCCATCTCGCCACCTTTGTATTCGTCAGGAGAAATCGTTTGAGAAACGCCTTGGCTTGCAAGCCCGATGCCGCCTTCCACCAAGGCTCCAGTAACAGGTCCAAGACCAGCAATGAACGGAGCAGCAACAAGCGATGGTACTGTTGCGGCGTACAACGCTGAAGCCTTACGCATTCCGCGAGACTCAGCTTGTGCCATCGGAGTAAGCTGTCCAGATGGATCAATTCGGCCACCTTCCATTGGTGCGAGCATTCCAACAGGATCGGCAAGCTGGCCATACTGCCACGGCACCAATCCTCCAACCTCTGCGGATCGTTTCACTGCTTCGCTCATGTCTGGAGGCAACGCGCCAACCAATCCCTGCTCTTCGCGCCGACGCATTTCAGCAATGGTGGCTGGAGCCGATGGCTGCGCCGAACCACGCAAAGCTGAAAGAACGTCGGCTTCTGTCGGCTGCGTATCAGACTCCAGAACAACCCGCTTCTGAACTCCGTTGTCATCAACTGTTACAGCAAAGCGTGGCATATGTTATTGTCCGATGATTTCAGTTGAGATGATCTTGATTCCTCCAGATGAAGGAGCCGGAGCTGATTGCTGTTGTTTACCAAACGGTGTAAACGGCAGATTGTATTTCTCAACAAGTTCGTTGGCCAACTTAACCCGTTCTCTGCTAATTTTGTAATCAGTTTTATACTGATCTATAATGTTGTACAAATTTTCTGCTGCAAACTTAGCAAAGTTATTTGCATCGTTAACAAAGTTTTTGCTCCTGATGTCACCGATTGCTGATTTCAATCGAACTGTTTCAGGCTGTGTAACGGCTTTACCAGACGTTGCAAACGCTTCGCTGTTAAATACCGTATTGAACCTTTGGAGGATTGAATACGCTTCACGTTCCTCATTTGTTGCTGCTGAATTTAATCTTTTTTTCAGCTCCCCAAGCCTTCCGTCAATTATGCCAACGTAGTTTTGAATTTTTCCTTTTCCGTACATTTTATCAAATCTGTTTAATTCATTAATTAATGCAGACGATTGCTGCGCTGTTGAATAATCCCCGCTAATTTCTTTTGCTACATCTCCAGTAGGAAGATCCCATTTGTTTGACATTATTCTATTCTTTACATCATTTTCAGTAAATTTGTCTGGAGTTCCAAACAATTCTTTCCAGTTTTCAAGTGCGCCAACAGCAATGTCTTGGCGCATGCCTTCGGTTTGAGATGGGCGACCTAATCGACGAGCCTCAACATTGGTGCGAGCAGTCTTGATTCGTTGCTCAATTGGAATATTTTTGTCCAACTGATAAACCTCTTCGGAAATTTCCGTGCCAAGGTCTTTGATAATTTTTGCCTCACTCATCTGCTGCCTGATTGCGGGGGCGTTTTTCTGATAAACCTCCTCGTTAATCTGACCTGTCTGAGGATCAAAAACATCGAAGCCCTGATTCTGCATCTCTGTTATGATGTCAGACCTAGTCTTTTCGAACTGTTCACGAGCCTTGATAATTTTCGCTCGCGGAGAATACTGCTGAAGACCTTGATAAGCCCTAGTCGCCTCCTGATTGAACACCTTTGACTTGAAGCGTGGCAGTGCAGGCATTGGAGACTTCAACTCAGGATCGTTGAAATACGTTCCAACATCCTCATTAAACTTCTGAAACGTATCGTACTCAGCAGCCTGATTGGCCTGCTCATCCAATGCTTGAGCATAAGCATTAGACCGAATCTTGTTCTGAAGCTCCATGCCCTGCCGCTGGAGTAGCGACTCCGCCGTCTGCACCTGCAATTGCTCCATCATCC